AATCAAATACATATTCTGGATTAGAAGCAAAACTTAAATTTAACACCTGGAAGAAAATATGAGCAACGGTATTAAAGTCAAAAAGAGAGATGGGAGAATTGAATCTCTTGACTTGGATAAGATGCATTTAATGGTCGATGATGCGTGTCAGGGTCTTGCAGGGGTCTCTGCCAGTCAAGTTGAGATGCAATCGGGTATTCAATTTTATGATGGCATTACAACCGACGAGATTCAAGAAATTTTAATTAAGAGTGCAAGTGATCTTATTGATCTCGAAACTCCAAACTATCAGTTTGTAGCAGCACGTCTTCTTCTGTTTTCTCTACGTAAGCAGTTGTATGGCAAAACGAGAGAACTGCCACATCTTGAAGACCATATCATGAGTTGCACTAATATTGATGTGTATGATAAAGAAATCTTCATTAAGTATTCAAAGGAAGAAATTGATAAAGCAAACTCTTTCGTCAATCATGACAGAGACTTTGACTTTACCTATGCAGGATTGAGGCAGGTTGTAGATAAATACCTAGTACAAGATAGAAGTGGTGGTGGTGTGTATGAAACACCACAGTTCATGTATATCATGATTGCTCTTACCATCTTCCAGGAGTATCCAAAAGATACCCGTATGTCTTATGTCAAGAGGTACTATGACGCAATCTCCAGACACCGACTCAACATCCCCACGCCTATCATGGCAGGGGTGCGAACTCCACTTAGACAATTTGCTAGCTGTGTTCTTGTTGATGTTGATGACACCCTCGATAGTATCTTTAGCAGTGATATGGCAATTGGCAAATACGTTGCACAGAGGGCGGGAATCGGTATCAACGCAGGTAGAATCCGTGGCATCAACAGTAAGATCAGAGGCGGAGAGGTACAACACACAGGCGTTGTCCCCTTCCTTAAAAAGTTTGAAGCAACTGTCCGATGCTGCACACAAAACGGTATTAGAGGTGGTTCAGCTACAGTCCACTTTCCTATCTGGCATCAAGAGATCGAAGACATCTTGGTCCTCAAGAACAACAAAGGAACAGAGGACAACCGCGTAAGGAAACTTGACTACTCTATCCAGATTTCAAAACTTTTCTACGAACGTTTCATCCAGAATGAAGAGGTTAGCCTGTTCTCACCGCATGATACGCCGGGTCTCTATGATGCTTTTGGGACTGATAAGTTTGACGACCTATATGTTTCTTACGAACGAGATGAGTCTACTCCAAGAAAGACTATCGGGGCACAAGAACTGATTCTCAATCTCCTGAAGGAAAGGGCAGAGACTGGTCGTATCTACATTATGAATATCGATCATTGCAATTCTCACTCCTCGTTTAAGGACAAGGTAGAGATGAGTAATCTGTGTCAAGAAATCACTCTTCCTACATATCCTATTAGTCACATCGATGATCACCTTGGTGAAATTGCTCTTTGCATCCTTTCTGCAATCAATGTTGGTAAAGTAAAATCCGATGAAGAACTTGAAGAACTTTGTGATCTTTCTGTTCGTTCTTTGGAAGAATTGATTGACTACCAGGAGTATCCAGTTAAGGCAGCAGAGATCGCTACAAGGGCACGTAGATCGCTTGGAGTCGGGTTCATCGGTCTTGCTCACTATCTTGCTAAGTTGGGATTTGAATATGGATCTCAGGAGGCATGGGATGCTGTTCATGGACTCTCTGAGTCTTTCCAATTCTATCTTTTGAAAGCATCCAATCAACTTGCTAAGGAGAAAGGTCATTGTGAATACTTTGGTCGCACCAAGTATGCTGATGGCATTCTACCAATTGATACATACAAGAAAGACGTAGACGAGATCACTACTCAGGAGTATCAACATGATTGGGAATCTCTTAGGGCATCTATCAGTGAAACCGGTCTCCGACACAGCACTTTGTCCGCACAAATGCCATCGGAGAGTAGTTCCGTTGTGTCAAACGCAACCAACGGAATTGAACCACCTAGAGGATACTTGTCCATTAAAAAATCAAAGAAAGGACCTCTTAAGCAAGTTGTTCCACAATACACTTCTTTGAAAAATAACTACACACTTCTCTGGGACATGCCTGATAACACAGGTTACATAAATGTGGTGGCAGTTATGCAAAAATTCTTTGATCAAGCCATATCTGGTAACTGGTCGTATAATCCAGAGCATTTTGATGACAACGAAGTTCCTGTTTCTGTCATGGCAAATGATCTGCTGACTACATATAAGTATGGTTGGAAGACTTCTTACTATCAGAATACAAATGACCTCAAGAGTGATGAGGTTGAAGAGGAGAAGTCTAATTTAAATAATCTATTAAACGAGTTAGAACAAGCCGAGGAGGGAGAGTGTGAATCCTGTGCAGTTTAAGGTGTCGTCAGTGGAAGATGTGAAAACTAAGGTTAAGGGCATGACAGTCTTTAACACTGAACAAGTTAATACTAAAAAGCAACCGATGTTTTTCGGTAAACCTCTGGGAGTCCAGAGATATGATTCGTACAAATATCCAATTTTTGATAAACTCACCACACAACAACTAGGATACTTCTGGAGACCTGAAGAGGTTTCTTTGCAGAAGGATCGTGGTGATTATCAAACATTGCGTCCAGAACAAAAGCATATCTATACTTCTAACTTGAAGTATCAAATTATGCTTGATTCTATTCAGGGTCGTGGTCCTGGTATGGCATTCATTCCATACTGCTCTCTGCCTGAACTAGAAGCATGTATGGAGGTCTGGGGGTTCATGGAAATGATCCATAGTCGCTCCTACACCTACATCATCAAGAACGTCTATGCAGACCCCTCAGAGGTGTTTGATAAGATTGTGACCGATCCACGCATTCTAGAACGTGCTAGCAGCGTCACAGAGGGATATGACAACTTCATTCAAAGTGCCCACCAATATGATAATGGTATGATGTGGGAACTTGCTGCAGAAGGTCATTACGCAGGGTCCATTGAGAGGCGTGAATTAAAACGTAAACTTTATAGAGCAATTGCAAATGTCAATATCCTGGAAGGAATACGGTTTTATGTTTCTTTTGCTTGCAGCTTTGCTTTTGGTGAACTTAAACTCATGGAAGGTTCAGCAAAAATTATCTCCCTTATTGCTAGAGATGAGAATCAACACCTGGCCATCACCCAAAACATTTTGAAAAAATGGAAGCAAGGTGATGATCCTGAAATGAAGCAAATCATGAAGGAAGAAGAGGAGTGGACTTACAAAGCATTTGACACTGCTGTCAATGAAGAAAAGCGTTGGGCAGACTATCTGTTTAAAGACGGATCCATGATCGGTCTTAACGATAAACTTCTACAGCAGTATGTTGAGTGGATCGCTAATCGCCGTCTTGTCGCAATTGGTTTAGATCGCCAATATGATATCCCTGTAAAGAACAATCCACTGCCCTGGACGCAGCATTGGATCTCTTCTAAGGGTCTTCAGGTGGCACCACAGGAGACTGAAGTAGAGTCTTATGTTGTTGGTGGTATCAAGCAAGATGTGAAAAAGGACACATTCAGTGGTTTCCAACTCTGATTTGTGCTTAAATAGGGGGAGTAGTTCCCCCCTTTTATGCCTAAGAATCAATTGAATAAAGAGGAACTAAAGGTTCGTGTTTACAAATTAAAAAATAAAGTAGATGACGAACCCGATACTGTATGGCAAGGAGAGAAAGATCTAGCACATAAATACCTCAACCGGGTATTAGACATCCTAGATGAGTATCGATATTGATTATGAGAACCCCTGGTATTTTGAGGGAGCACCTTTTTTATCTCAGGATATTGACGATAACTTCGGTTTTGTCTATCTCATTACAAATCTCACAAACAATCGCCAGTACATCGGTAGAAAATACTTCTGGAAGTTTAGAACTCCTAGAGGTAAAAAACGAAAAGTAAAATCGGAATCTGATTGGAAAAACTATTATGGGTCTTGTCCAGAACTTAAAGAAGACATTGAACAGTTGGGGAGACAAAATTTTAGTCGCACTATCCTGTCAGTACATAAAACATCTGGCAAAACAAACTTTGAAGAAACAAGGCAACTCTTCATCAACGGAGTGCTCACTGAGGCCCTTGACACCGGTATCCCTAGATACTACAATGGAAACATCCTCAACAGATATTTCCGAAAAGATTACTATGAAGGAGACGGTTGACATCGTTAATCATATTCGCGAATGGGCGGTTGGACAGGTAGATTCAAAGGATGATTTTGATGACATCGCAGATAGATTCGCACTCATTGAAGAATATCGTGAATGGTTTAATCCAGAAGACGAGGACCTTGAAATCGTAAGTCTTGACCAAATCAACGAAGACGAGTACAATGACTTTGTTGATTACATGAACGACGGCATCGAACGCGGTTAATTTATTTGACTCGCTAGCTCAGTTGGATAGAGCAACTGCCTTCTAAGCAGTCGGTCGAAGGTTCGAGTCCTTCGCGAGTCGCCTTGCGGGTGTGGTGTAG